TGCAACTCCCGATACACTAGAAATTGCGTTGCGAGCTGCACCGGCAATACCGGCAGCAGTGTTTGCTACTCCCGCAAGTTGTCCAATTACTCCAGATCCTGTATTTGTTAATCCGTTAGATACTAAACTTTTAATATTAGCAGCAGATTGTCCTGCAGAATATATACTGTTTGTTGCCTGTGCAACTCCACTAACAGCCCTAGTGGCGTTGGTGATTGCAGTAGTAGCCGAACCTGCTCCGTCAAATAATCCCATATTATAGTCCTAAAATTTTAGATAGACTATTACCTTTTGGAATGTAAATTTGCACTCCTGGGATAAAATCATAGATTGGGTCTTGAAGAACATTCAAGTTCCTTTGAATAAAAACCCACCATAGTTTAGAATTTTTATATAAATCGTATGCTAAAAGATCAGGGCGATGTGTATACTGGCTTTCAATAGTGTATAAGAAGTCATCTGCTTCTGCAGGAACAGCTCTAATTTTTAAAAAACTTAAATGATCTCCAATTATAGGAGTATCTTTCCACGGGCTAGTTGAGTTGTACGTTGCTGACATTATATGAATCCTGCGGCTCCGCCGCTAATAAACGATTTTAAATTGAATGTTTTAACTTTTTCTCTACTGTAAATTGGTTGTAATTGTACATTAAAAGAACTTTTAATAGGCACATGACTTGCACCGCAGGCAATGTAATCTACATCTGCTGGCAAATCGCAAGAATAACTTTTTACAATAACAGGAATGTCTTTAAACACATAATCTCCGTAGGCATTAAACTTTAATATAATTGGTGGATTGCCATCTTCGAACATTTTTGTACATGCTCTTAGAAAATTTAATGCACTGATCCATGCTTGTCCTTCTACGGAATCTGATACAAAAAACGGAGCTTGTATTGTTATATTTTCTGCTTTACTATTTTGATAAGCAAAAAATGAATAATTTTGATGTGTTATAGCAACTTCTTCATAGCTTGCGCCACCGCTAATTGAAATAGTAGGAGTAAATGGAAACACTAATTTGCCAACTATTGCTCCAGTTAATGTTGCTCTCCAATCGGAGCCGCCACCGCCGCCACTTAATGCGCTTGCAAGTCCGCCCACTGCGCCCGCAAGTCCGCCCACTGCGCCTAACGCATTAGTAAATAAGGCAGCTCCGGCGGCAAAAGAAGCAACTGGATTACCTCCGGCAGGCAGATTAAAGCTTCTTAAATTTGATAATGCATCGGCTGCATTAGATACATTACCAATAGCTGATGAGATCCTGCTTGCTGTACCAGTTACATTATTCAACACGCCCATAGCTTGTACCTGGGCAGATCCGATAGATGCGGCAGCTCCGGTAATTGTTGACAATCCTCTGGATAAGTCAGATAAAGACATTTTGGACTCCTTAGTGTATGTATTTAGTTGACAAAATTAAGTGCATAGTTTATAATAATAGAAAATAGGACTATAATGAAAGTTAATTATCTAAACAACAAAGATCTACTAGAAGAAATACACAAAAGTAAGAACACATTTTGTAGTTTTACCGATCCTGCCTATCATCGATATGATCTAATACTACCTAGCGTTGATAAAGTTAACATACGAACTATTGCTGAGGCAAAACGAGCACAGGCTAAACGGCAAGGTAGTGAAGAATACCAACGACGCAAGGCGCTTGGCGAAAAGGTCAAACAAGCCGATACCGAAGTAGACTATAAGAAAATTCCAAAGACAGACGTTATATTCCGTATTATGTCGTTTGATCATATTCCATTAAACGGTACACGCAAGAAGAATCCTAAAACTCTAGCAGATCATAGAGACAAAGTTAACTTTCCTCCCTTTCAACATTGGAAGTTTGATGAGAATGACATTTTAGTGTGCGTTGGTAAAAGCCACTGGAAAGGCGATTTAGAAACAGGCAAGTTTAATAAAGATCACGGTCAAATAACAAATACGCTAGCCCGCATGTATATTAAACTATGTGAACGCTATGCTACTCGTGGCAATGTGCGCGGCTACACATATAATGATGAGATGCGTGGGCAGGCTATTCTACAGTTAACTCAGATTGGTTTGCAATTTGATGAAAGTAAAAGCGATAATCCCTTTGCATACTTTACTGCCGCAGTGACTAACAGCTTTGTTAGAATTATTAATTTAGAAAAACGTAATCAAAACATTCGAGACGACATGTTGGAAATGAACGGCATGAATCCTAGCTATAGCAGGACCGGTGCTGGTGAACATGCGGCTGCTGTCAAACGATTTGACGAAACAACCGATTGATCTTTACTGACAACTAGTCTATAATAAACTAACGGAGACATTATTTTGAGTAATCTTTTTAAGAAAGTTGCCTGCTTCACAGACATTCACTTTGGATTGAAGTCTAATAGCAGTGTTCATAACCAGGACTGCGAAGACTTTGTAGACTGGTATATTGCTAAAGCCAAGGAGGAAGGGTGTGATACAGGAATTTTTATGGGTGATTGGCATCACAATCGTAATAGCCTTAATATCACTACTATGGACTATAGCCTGCGGGCCTTGGAAAAGTTGGGAAAGGCGTTTGATGCATTTTACTTTTTCCCTGGTAATCATGATCTTTATTACAAAGACAAGCGGGATATACACTCTGTCGAGTTTGGAAAATATATTCCCGGTGTCACAGTGGTACATGAACCGACTACCATTGGGGACGTTACACTCTGTCCGTGGCTTGTAGGCGACGAGTGGCGGGCAGTAGGCAAGAAAGGTGGCAAGTATATCTTTGGTCACTTTGAATTGCCCAGCTTCTTTATGAACGCTATGGTACAGATGCCGGATCACGGCGAGATTCAGCTGGATAGCTTTAAAGGTTATGAGCTTGGTTTTAGCGGACACTTTCATAAGCGTCAACAACAGCGCAATATGATCTATATTGGCAATGCGTTCCCGCACAACTATGCAGACAACTGGGACGATGATCGAGGTATGATGATTCTCGAGTGGGGCGGTCAACCTGAATATCATACTTGGCCCATGCAACCTACTTTTCGCACAGTCAAACTGAGTCAACTTATCGATGATGCGGACAAGATTATATTACCTAATCAACATTTAAGAGTTAGTTTAGATATTGATATAACTTACGAAGAAGCAAGTTTTATTAAAGAAGACTTTATGAACAAATACAGTATTCGAGAACTAACTTTGATTCCTGAAAAGAAAGAAATAGAAATTAACACAAATATGGATATTCAATCATTTGAATCAGTTGATCAAATTGTTAGTAATCAGCTGGTCAGTATCGAAAGCGATACATTTGATACAAAAATTCTACTGAGCATTTATAATAGCCTATGATTAAAATAAAAGATTTAACGGTTAAGAACTTTATGAGCGTGGGTAATCAAACTCAGGCTGTTAACTTTGATAAAGAAAATCTAACACTAGTACTGGGTGAAAACTTAGATCAAGGCGGAGATGACAACGGATCACGCAACGGTACTGGCAAGACTACTATTGTTAATGCCTTGAGCTTTGCACTATTTGGCAATGCACTGACCAACATCAAAAAAGATAATCTCATCAACAAGATTAACAATAAAAATATGTTAGTGACTTTGTCGTTTAATAAAGACGGTACTGATTATCGCATTGAGCGAGGTCGTAAACCGTCAATTATGAAATTTTACGTTAATAATCAAGAGCAGAGTGCAGAGTCAACTGACGATAGTCAGGGTGACATGCGTGAAACGCAGAAGGATATAGATGAACTGTTGGGCATGAGTCACGACATGTTCAAACATATTGTTGCCTTAAACACTTATACTGAACCGTTTTTAAGTTTAAAAGCTAATGAACAACGAGAAATCATTGAACAGTTGCTAGGTATAACTCTATTAAGTGAAAAAGCAGACGCACTTAAAGAACAAATTAGACAAACTAAAGAATCAATTTTTCAAGAGACTGCTGACATCGAAGCGGCTAAGAAGTCTAATGAAAAAATACAATTAAGTATAACTGGTCTAGAAACTAGACTATCGGCTTGGTACTCGCAACAGAAAATAGACTGTGAGAAAATTACAAAAAGTATTACAGAACTGCAAAGTGTCGACATTGAGAAAGAATTAGCTCAACACGCTAAACTAAAACAGTATGACGAACATGCTGCCAAGATCAAAAGTCTTAATAAAGAAAAAGCCACACTTGAAACTGCTGTTATTCAAGCAGACAAGAGTGTTAACAAATACACTAAAGAAGTAGAACAGTTAAAAAATAAAACTTGTCCTGCGTGTGAACAAGAATTACACAGTCATAAGCACAAAGAAATGACTGCTGGGGCTGAAAAGAATCTTGCAGATGCCCTAATTTACTTGCAGGGCGTCAGCGACAGCTATGCCAGCGTTATTCAAGAGTTAGATGTTATAGGAGATATCAATGGAAGACCAAGAACTTACTATGATACACTAGAACAGGCACTTAAACATCAAAATAATCTTGCCAGTTTAGAAACTGCGTTAGCTACAAGACAACAAGAAACAGATCCTTATCAAGAACAGATCGACGATCTACGTAATACTGCTATTCAAGAGATAACTTGGGATAATATTAATGCGTTAACCGGCATGAAGGATCATCAAGAGTTTTTGTTAAAGTTATTAACCAACAAAGATAGTTTTATTCGTAAAAAGATCATAGATCAAAACCTTGCCTATTTGAATAACAGGCTAACGTACTATCTTGACAAGATGGGATTGCCTCATCAAGTTAGCTTCTTAAACGATCTAAGCGTTGAGATAACACAGTTAGGACAGGATCTAGACTTTGATAACTTGTCACGTGGCGAGCGTAATCGTTTAATTCTAGGATTAAGTTGGAGTTTCCGCGATGTGTGGGAAAGTCTATATCAAAGCATTAACTTATTGTTTGTTGACGAACTTATTGACAACGGATTAGATGCCGCTGGCGTTGAAAATGCACTGAGCGTTCTAAAGAAGATGGGCCGTGAACGTAAAAAGAACATTTTCTTAATATCGCATAAAGACGAACTTATTGGTCGTGTTAATAATGTGCTTAAAGTTATTAAAGAGAACGGATACACTAGCTATTCAAATGATATTGAAATAACAGAGTAATGATTGAAGAACTTCACGATAAGTTAATGAAGGAGTTTCGAAGTTATTTCGAAAACTACACAGACTGGGCAACTAACGAAACTCATGCTGCCGGCAAACGTACACGGACTAACTTATCAGAGATTAGACACATAGTCTTAAAAATGAGACAAGAAATATTAGAAACCCGTAGGCTTAAACCCAAAATTAAATCACCAAAATACAAAGCAGAGCAACTAGCTCAGAAACAACAGGCACAAGACGACTCAAACACTAACTAGTTGATGTCATGGTATTATCAAGAAACTTTAATCGAAACATTACCCGAAGAGTGTATTGGATTCGTTTACTGCATCACTAATAACATAACTGGTCGCAAATATATAGGCAAGAAACTAGCAAAATTCTCCAAAACTACTTACAAAACAGTAAAACAAAAAAACGGCATAAAGAAGAAAAAGAAGATTCGTTCTAAAATTGATTCTGACTGGCGTGAATACTATGGCTCAAGCGACCATCTAACAAAAGATATAGAAACTCTAGGCGCAGAGAATTTCAAAAGAGAAATACTTTACTACTGCACATCAAAGGCTGAATGCTCATACATAGAGGCAAGAGAACAATTTACAAGACGTGTTCTCGAAAGTGACGACTACTACAACGGACAGATATCTGTTCGTGTACACGGAAGTCATATCAAAGGCAAACAACTAAACGGTTAAAGCTCGCACAGGCTAATTTCGTGTGCCGAACAGAAGAAACCTGGACCTAGTGTCGCAGGGATCCGTAGACTCTTGCCGTTAAGAGCACTCAACCACTATCCTTAACAGGACGAGGATCGCAAAGCTGCCGCGGTTTGGTTGTTTTAAGGAATTTAAAGGCAAAAAGAGGGAGAAATACCCACGTTTGCTAGCATGTTAGCGTATGTTAGTAGACCGCCGTCATAATAAAGACACAGCTCGAGGTACCGGATGACCGCCTCTGTAATGCTGTAACGCTAAG